CGGGTCACCGGGCACCCCCTGTGAGCACTCGGTACGCTTCCTCGACCAGGACGAACCGCTCATGCGTGCCGCCCGCATCGGGATGGCAGCGACGCCGCGCCGCCTTTAGTGCATTGTCGAGAACGGACGGAACGATGTTGAGCTCGGGGACATACATCCCGGACTCATTGGAGAGGATGGATGACGCCTCCGCCGCCGTCATCTTCTTCTCGACTCTGCCCGGCGCGGGTGGAAGCTGAGTCCAGCCTTTGTACTGCTCGGCATGCTGGGTGACGCCGTAACGGTCGACCGCCCGCAAAGCTTCGAGGGATAGGGCGATGGCTCGGAGGTTATCCTCCCAGTCCCGGTACCGGTCGCACGGGAAGGAAAGTGCCCCGGTTGGGCAGATGAATGAAACAATCACCCCGGGGTCCGCCGGCCTGCGGGCGTTCGAACGCGGCCAGCCATCGTTTCTGATCTCAGAGAGCTGGAACCCCGCCTGGATGACAATATCCTTGGCCTTCAGATGGCGAAGCTCCTGCTCGAGGAGATCCAGGGTCTGGGAGTACTTCGAGCGAAACCGGGCGTCCTGCCGCTTGTAGGACGGAGTTCGGACGCCGGGCCATTGGTCGAGAGGGCGGAAGCGAACGTCAATCACTGCACACCTCCAGCCAGACCGGGCGCAGCGTTCCGCTGTTTTCCCTCAGTTAAGTGAGTACCTGCCTCCGGAGGGCAGATGCTCTGTGCTTTTTCGGAGTCTGTAAGTGATTGAAAACTGGTAGGACCGGCAGGACTCGAACCTGCGACCCTCTGCTTAGAAGGCAGTGTGGATTGCCCCCAAGGCAGGTCGTAAATCATTAGAAATAAAATGGCTGGGTTCATGCTGACTTCTTCTTTTCCCTCTGTCGTCCCGCTGTTATGAGTTCCATCTTCGAGCGCACCCCTTCCATTTCCGGGTGCGTGTAGCTGATCGATTGAGCCTGTTGCCGGTGTCCCAGAACCTTTTGCTTCTCAGCTGAGGTCAGGCCGATGACGTCGCCCAGGGTGGCCGCGGTATGGCGTAGGACGTGCCAGGAGACCCAGGGGCAGCCGATCGCGGCACCGGCAGTCTTGAGGCTCCGTTGGCCTACGTTGTGGGCATCCAGCCGGGCTCCGGTATTGCCAGTGAAGACTGGCTGCTCTTCACCACACCACCGAGAGCTCTGACGGTGGATCTGGAGACCTACCCACGTCTCGGCCGTCAGGGGAACCAGGCGGACCTTATCCGTACCCTTCAGGTCGGTGAGTTCGCCGTGCGTCCAGTTCCGCCGGATGCAAACTGAGTTCGCGGGGATTGCCAGACCGTCTCGCACCTGCCAGTCGTCTTCGAAGTTGATGTCGGACCAATTCAGGCCGGCCGCCTCGCCGATCCGCATCCCGGTCTGGGCCAGGAGAATCACCAGGGCCTGATGACGCTTGGGCATCCGATCCGCCAGCATGCACACCTGGTCCCAGCGCAGCGCCCTGCGTTCGGCGTGCCGGAGGGTGGGTAGGCTCGCGTCTTCCGTGGGCAGCGCGCCGTTGTAGAACTTCAGCCGGCGGGCATGACGAAACAGGGCGGACAGAACGTTCCGGATGTGCAGGATGGTCTGACTCGAATAGGTCTTGGACTTCGCGGTAAGGAGGCGCTGGACCGTGTCAGTGCTCACCTCACGCAGCTGCATCGCGCCCAACGTCGGGATGACGTGCGCACGCAGCATGTATTCGTAGTGGTCGCGCCCGCTCGCTTTCAATTGCGCCATGTGATCGGGCCGGAAACGCAGGTCGACGAACTGCTGGACTGTCGCAAGCCCCTGAGGGACGGAATTGAGCCCGTTGGCTGGGGCGACATACATCTCGTATGCGATGCGTTCCGCTTCCCGCTTCCCTACCCTGCCCTCACCAACTGCCATGACGGGGTTTCCGTCACGCGCCATGGCGACTTCCGTGCGCTTCCACTTCAGGTTGCCCTGATCGTCCTGGAGCCACCTGCTGAACTGGACATACCACCGACCCGCGACGACGCGGACGCTGCCATTCTGAGAGCCTTTTCGACGCACCATATCCTCCTTGAGGCCCAGAAGGGCCTCAGTGACATGGTACGAGGGGGCAAGGCTCATGATTGCCTCCGGTCGTAGTCCCAGTGGTAGAGGTGGCCGGTGAAGGGCAGCCGGCCGTCCCAGAACTGCATCATTTCCAGGAAGGCGCCCTCAAGGCCGGAGCCGCGGAATCCGTCGCGCCAGGCCAGTGCATTGCACTCGTCCGACGACAACGCTTCGCCGTTGACTCTGACAACCGGACCAGCATGGTCCAGAAAGATACCCGGGAGCTCGACAATCTCGATGTCTTCCACCTTCACGCATGGCGCGCGAAAGAGGAGGGTGGCGCCCTTCTGGCGGAGCCCGGTGTACAGGTGCATGACCTTGCCGGGGCGGTCGGCATTCTTCCTGATGTCGCGTATGGTGTGACGCTTCGAGCCGTCCAGGATCATGGGAACGAATCGCTTTTTGAAACCGTAGAGGCCCATCAGCCTTCCCTCCGCTTGAAATCCCCTGCATGGGGGCAGGTAGCGAAGTGATTCAGCCCGGTCTCCTCGTAGGGGCTCAGCTTGCCGCTCGTCCCCTTCAAGAAATAGAGAAACTTGCCGCAGGCCTTGCAGGGCCGGGTGACTTCGGCGCAGTTCCGGAGAATGGACAGCATCCGGGTTCGGAGGCCTGAGATTTCCTCGGCCGCCTGTTTGGCGTACGGGTCACCCTTTGCCGCGTTGGTTAGAAGCTCGGAAAGAATGTCAGCCACGGGGCGCCTCCCCGGTCTGCGCGGCCACGTCCGCCGCGATGGGGGCGGTTTCACTCAGCGTATCTTCCAGGTCGATCCATGCCTCATTGCGCCGCGAAGTCCAAAGCAGTGGATCGTCCTCGGGGCTCATGTAATCGTTGTCGCCTCTCAACTGGGCTACTTCCAGGAGTTCACTTGCGGAGTCATGAAGGCGCTCCAGCTTTTCACGGAGATCGGCCGTCTCCGCCTCGACCAACTCCGTGATCCGCTTTACCCACCAATCGGCATTGAATACAGCAGGCGCGCCCGGATCGGCAAGGGCCTTCTGGATCCGCTGGTAGAGGCCCGGATCGGCCGGCTGTTGGTTATTCGTCGTCGAAGTCATCGTCGATGTCTCCTTCGTCCTCATGTGCTAGTTGCTCGTCGCACTCACAGGGGCGATCATCGCCGCAGAATTCGCAGATGTCGTAGTCGTTGGCTTCCATGTCGGCAAAGTCGCGCTCGTCCATCGGTCTTTCCACCCTTCGGGGGCCCGCCGCAGCAGGCCCCTTCCCTTCCCGCCTACGCCGAGACCTGTTCCGCCAGCGCCTTCGCTACCTGCACCGTGGCCCGCACATCAGCCAGAGCATCGTGAGCCCCCTCGAGCTTCAGCCCCAGAAGCTGGCAGGCGATCTCCAACTTGAGGCTTTGGTGAAACTCGCCCAGCATGTGGAAGTGCCAGAGCACAAGCTGCAGCACGTCCAGCACGCGGGGGTAGGCCGGCATGAATGCGCCCTGATCCTTGAACAGCTTCTGAATGCGCGGGCCGTCGAAGCTGGCCGCGTTGTACCCTGCCAGCAGGGCGACGTTGTAGGGGCGCCCAGCCTTGCTCACCAGCCGCAGGTCGGCGAACTGTCGCAGCCAGGTCGAGAAGTCGGTTACAGCCGTCCGGGGATCAATGGCTTCCGCCTTCCAGACTGCCGGGTCGAAGTGATTCATCTCCAGCGCCTCGGGGTCTGCTGTGCGGATATCGAACCGCAGCTTGCACTGAAACGCGGAAACTTCGTTGTACTGCTCGTCGACGGCGACGGCCGCCAACTGGATGATGGGATGGGGGAGCTCGAGCCCACCCGTTTCGAGGTCAAAATAGATCGTTCTCACGCTGCCCTCCTGGACCAGTGCCGCTTGATGCGGCGATAGGCGGACCGGAACCCGTGAATCCAGGTCCCGTCCACGTTGACCATCCCCTTGGGTTGGCCTGCCGGCCAAGTCTTGACCAACATCCGTCGAATCAGCCGTGCGCGCTTCCCTCTCACTGAATGCGACCTCCTCTCGCTACCCGGATGCTGCTCTCGGTCGGAGCGCTCACCCGGTTGTCCGCCTTGACGTTCAACGCCCAGGACCTAATCTGCGCCGCCGCCAGCTTGATATCGCGCTCGCCCGTCGAGAGCTGCGAGTCCGCCCATTCGGCAACGTATTCCGCCGCTTCACTGGCAGCCGCCGGGATGCTCAGCGGGGGCTCACCTTTGCAGTCCGCCTCGGCCATCGGTCCGCCCTTGACCTTCACGGCCACAGCCCAGGACAGAACCCCGTCGCGGTCAAGAACGGTGATCGTTCCGTCCCACGCCTCATCTTTGCCGCCGCCGTGGATGGCCTTCAGGATGCCGTCGCCGCCACCTTCGCCGTCGCCAGGCGCAGAAGGAAGATCAGCCGCTTTCCGGGCGCGCCGTCCTTTGGCATGGGTGCCCCCCGCGGCTTCCCGGGCAGTCGCGAGAGGCGCTTCCTGGACTACTTCCGTCTCATTGTCTTCCGTCTCGTCCATTACGTCGCCAAGCGATTGCATCGGTTGAGAGGCATGCTGGGCCGATTCCTTGCCACCCTCGCCCGACTCGCCCAGGTCGAGCTTTTCCTGCTTCTCGTAGGACACCTTCAGCGCCGCATCCCCACGGCCAACGGTGCGCAGGTACTGCTCCAGCCGAGTGGCCGCGCCCGACTCCACCGATCGCGCGATGAAATTGAGCCGGTGGCCCGTCACCTCCCCTTCGTCGTTGGTCTCAGACGTCGCCGCGAAGTCCCCCACCTCCGAGCACTCCATCTGGACTTCGTGCTGCCGAAGCGCTTTGTCGTTGGGCGTCAGGACCAAGTTGCGGCTGGTCAGAGCACCGACGAACTTCGCCGTTGTCAGGCCTTCGGGGATCTGGCCCCACCCAAAGTGCTCCCGGATGGGGTCAGACAGGTCCGCTTGCAGGTGAAGCCGGGTAAAATACCCGGCATCGTCCTTGTAGCGCCCATCGAAATAGCGGAGCTGAACTCCGCGGAAAATCAGGCTGCTCATTTGCCCTTACCTTTCTTGCCGCCGGTCTCCGGCAGCGGTTCGTCCTCGTAAAGAAATGCCTCGACCTGCTGCGCAGTCGGACCCGGTTGCTTGTCGATTGGCCAGTCGGGCGTACCATCCTTCGGCGGGGCTTCGTCGACAGCCTCAACGGTGAATTCCACGGTCTCCGGCGGGGCCGTCTCACCTACTGCCTCGAAGTCTTCGGCTTCCATGGGGAGTTCGTCGGAGCCGTCTTCCTGCGGATAGAACTCCGCTTCCATGGCGGCTGCCTCAGCGGCTTCTGTGAGCACTTCACCCTCTGCCGCCGCAGGTTCCTTGCCTGCCTCGATCTGCATGGCAGCCGGGGCGATTTGAAGCTTGGCGCTGGCCGCCAGGGCCTTGAACTCCTGGCCCTTGGTGATTGCGGTCCGGACCAGTTCGATGGCATCGGCCGCACGCATGTGAAGCGTGACGCCGTACTGCGTTGCTGGCTTGCCTTCGTGGCTCGTTTTGTAGGGCAGCACCTTCAGCAGCAGCGGGATGCCCGCCACCACGCCCTCTGCCGGGTTGCCGCGCCCGGTGACGGTGAGGATTTGCTGCATGGAGCTGTGAAGCTGGATGGCGGACCGGAAGCCTGTTGAGTCGTAGGTGCAGGTCGAACCGAAGGCCGGCGCGCTCTGCAGCTGGAACTGAAGGCGGGTATGGGGCTTGCAAACCGGCTTCGATCCGGTCGCGTACTGGCAGGAATAGGCGAAGCAGCCGTTCACAATCGGAAAGAACTGGTCGCCGCGCTCCTTCGCTTCCTTCGCCAGGCCCTGCTCGAGTTTGGTCTTGGCTTCGGAGATCCGGCGCATGGCATTCTTTCCATCACCGGAGCACTTGCATTCAGCGGCGGTCCACCACTCCATCTGCTGACGAAGGGGCTCGTTGTCGAGGAAGACGATGCCGACCTCGGTGGGCATCGGCCCGTGCAGGGCGATTGCGTCCCAGTCGGGAGAAAAGCCGCCATCAGGGGCGACGCGCTGGAAGGTGAAGTAGCCCGGCAGCTTCCCGGGAAACTTACGCTCCGGAGCCGTCTTGATGATCTCGGAGTACCGGCCCATGGCCTCGACCTGGTTGTTGAACTTGGCGACCTTGCGCTCAGTGCCCAAACCGAGCTCGATGGACCACTTGCCCTCTCGGTCGATGTAGACATGGACCGCTTTCCCCTTGGGGTAGCCGATGCCCACTTTGAGGGTTCTGGCGAGCCGGGAGAAGGACCGGCCCGTCAGATCGTGAGTGATTCCGTACAGTGGCATTGATTACCTCGAAAGACGAACAGAGGCGTCGGCGTAGGCCCGAACCCCGGGGATGTTGGTGCGCTCTTTGCTGATCGCGACCAGGCGGTTCAGCGGACCCTGCTTCACCTCGAAGAGGTCCACGTACTGCGGATTGGCCGCCACCCACTTCACAAGCGCCGGAAGGTCGACAACCTCACCCTTCCAGGTCTTCGCGATGGAAGTTCCGGCAGCCTGCTGGTAGCTCGGAACGATAGCGGCCGGCGGAGGAGGAGGCGGAGGCAGAGGGGCCATCATCATCGGCTGGGGCGCCGGCGCCAGCGCTTCGGCCTGCAGGATTGCCGCTTCCACTTCTTCGGCTGTGCCACCCTGCTCTTCCACCTTGGCGGCGGCAGCCTCGATGGCCTCTTCGCGCTCACGCTCAAGCCGTTCGTTCTCGAGCCGAATCGCTTCCTGCTGGCGGCGGTATTCCTCTTCCTGCTCCCTCTGGATTCTGGCCTGCTCGGCGCGGATCCGGTCCTCTTCAATCCGGCGCAGACGCTCCTGCTCCGTATCCCAGGCACCGATTTTCCCCTTGAGGAGGCGCACCGCGGTGTTGATCGGGTCGACGATGCTGGCCAGCAGGGCGGTAGCTGCCCGGTGGGCGTCGTAAGCCTTTTTGATCACCGGACGGTGGGCGGCCTCAGCCTCATCTGCCAGCGCCTTCATGCCCTTGGCTAGTTCGACGGCCTGCTCGTAGCTGGCCTGGTCCTTGATCTGCAATGCGGCGGCGCGACTGGTGACGTCGTTGGCCCGGCTGGCGAGCTGCGTGGAGGGTTTCTCCTCCTGGGGCACCACGGCAGCAGTCATTGTCACGACAGCCGCGGGTGTCATGCCTGACACCACCTTGATCTTGGTTCCGTCGTCGACACCCGGCATGGGTTCCGGCTTCGGCTTGGCTGGCGCCTTGGCGGCCCGCGGCTTCGCTTCTCCGGCTCCTTCGGCTACGCGCTTGGCCGTGTGCACGGGCACCTTCTTGTCGCGCATCATGGCCCGGAAAGTCGAACCCGGGCGCTCCGCCGAGAGCAGCGGCATGTAGAGCTCCATCTCCGGGTCCTTGTAGTCGTAGTCGCTGGTCGGAAGCCCGGTGGATTGCGACCGGAATCCGATGGTTGTCGTGCCGTTCCGGTGGTCGATGAAGCGAATGCTGGTCGACCGCTCGGGCGGGAATTCGGTGAGGTTCTTGGATCCGGCACTGAGGCCGGGCGCAGGCTGTGTCATCGCAGTTTCAGTCCTTTGTATTTGGCCCGGATTCGCAGGCCTTCGAGTAGATAGAGAAATTCGTTGAACTCGTGGTGGAAGTCCGCCACGGGAAAGAAGTAGGCGTCGTGGGTGCCGTCTGCGTGGAGTTCGATGCAGACGCGCTCGTAGACCCGCGGGTCTCTGAAGGTGCCAGCATAGGCAGCAAGCTGGATCCTCACCCAGGATTCCGCCTTATTGGTTTTCTTGTCGCCGATGATCCGCCGGCCGCCCTTGATTCGCCCCCGCGCGTCGAGCGTCCCAGCGTAGAGGTAGCCGTCATGCCAGACCCGCTCCTCGAGTCCGCCATCGTCGGGCACGAACTCGTAGCGCGTAATGAAGCCCCGCCAGGCTTTGCGGAAGCTCCTGAGTTGGCGGTGGACTGCCAGGTAGGGCGACAAGTTGGCGCTGAGCCGGGCTTCGTTCAGGCGGCCTTTGTCGTCGAGCTCCGCCATGCGCAGTACTGATTCATACAGGGCGCCAGCGTTCACCACCCGCTGAGACATGGCCGCCGCCGGGTCCATCAATCCGCTGCGCTCCAGGGTGCGAGTCAACTCCGCCCCGTTAATGCCGCCCAGATCGTCGAGGTAAGTCAGGCGGTGAACGGCAGAGCCCCGCTTCAGGGCCATGTTGCGGGTGGCAGGCGGGATCACGGAGTAATCCACGACGCCGCTTTCCTCGAGGATCTGAGTGACGGACCAGACGCGCTGGCCGTTCAGCCAGTAGGTATGATCCTGCTCGCGAAACTCACGGAGTGGGGGCTTGGCGGCGGTGGCCATGGCTTGCCTCAGAACTCGACGAATTCAGAGGTTCCGGGAGCGAGGACGGCGAGGGCTGGAGGGGCCTCGATCTCGGCTGGTTGCGGCTCGGGCTCCACTTCTTCCTTGGGGCGGAACTGCGCCGTGATTTCGTTTGATCCGTAGTAGCCCCAGGAGATCTTGAACTCGCCCGGAACATAGGTGGAGACCTTCTCCCGAAGCCGTTCCTGGATGAGCTCTTCGATTTCTTCGCGCGACATGCGGACCTTGATGCTGATTTCGGTTTCGACTTTCATGGCTTCCTTTTCTTTCCGGGGCGGCACCATCAAGCACCGCCCCAATCGCTCCGTGCGCCGGAGCTGCGTCTCGCGGCTGGAGGAGGAGCCGCGAAAATCAAAAGGCCGGTACTGCTACTCGGCCAAGAACGACATTCCGTCTGCTGTGCCCCGCGATTTCTGGCGGGTTCGTTGGATTTCCGCATCCTCGGCCTGCAACTCTTCGGGGTTCAGCATCATAATCCTGCGCTGTGCAGCGTCGGTCCCACGAACGCAGACGGACACTTTGATCGGGGTTGGCCTCAGAAGGTTCTTCAGTGAGCTCCAGCGATCCAATACGAGCGCGACAGTTGTATGGACAAACGGGTCGTGGATCTTCTGGCTGGAATTGAACCTGCCATCTATCGCTGTTTCTACAGTGAACTGCTCAGTTCCTGCTTCTCCAAGTGGCATTGCTGTCTCCTGTTGATTGCGCTGAGGAGAGCGGCACTCAGCGCCCGTATCACCGCCCGCCGCTCCGGGCTGTCGGAAAGATCAATCCTTGGGCCGCTCGACCCGCTTCCACTTCGCGGGGCGGTTGTCGTCGACCACCATCACCAGGCCAAGGCCGCGCAACCGGTTGATCGTCTGATAAACCATGTCGCGACTCGCCAGCGCGCCCTTTTCGAACATCTGATCGATGGAGAGCGGGCCAGCCGCCAGGACATCCCAGATGGCACGCATGGCCGTGCAGCGCGGCTCTCTCAGTTCCTCTGGGTATTCGTCCGTCGTGATCACGGTCCCGGGCTCCGGCCGCACGAAGTTCTTCGGCTCGTAGGGCGTCACCGGGGCTGACTTCCGCAGGGCCTTCGGGATCGGCTGCGCCTCGATGCTGGCGTCGGCCACTTCAAGCATCCGGCGAATGTCGGCGCGGATGGCATGCTCGATCTCGTCCGGCTTGTGGTTGGTCAGGCCGGCGATGTCGGCGATGGCCGCACCCTGGGAAAAGCAACGCAGAAGGAAATGGCTCATGATGATCACCTCTGAAAAAGCGGGCAGGGGTGGTCAGTCCCCCGCCCTGGAGTGCACTTGGCTAGGAGAGCCTCTTCACAAGGAAGTCAAACCACATGCCGACCAGAAGGCCGATCAGGAACGCCACGATGGCGCCGAAGCAGGCCCAGAAGACCAAGCCAAGGTGGAGCGGCCGGGGCTGCGGGCATTCCCTGAGAACGTCGTCGAGCAGCCGGTCCTGCTGGTCCTCGGGCCATTCATTGAAGGGGGTCGGGTCGATCTGGCCGGGGATCATCGCAGGCCTCCCACGGCGCAGATTACGAGGTAGACGAAGCCCGCGATCATGGCGTAGACGATGGCAATGCCGATCAGGGCATCAATGAGCCAGTGGCGGGGCTTGGTCATTGGCCGGGGCTGTGGATCGTGGCCGGGGATCATGCGGCTAGCCCCCGATCCATCAAAGCCTCGCGGATGTCCTGCGTCAGCCCTTGCTCGCTCATGGGGTGCTTGCGCGCCACACTGCGGAAACTGCGGCCACGGACCAGCATGCGGACTAAGGCATTGCGGGCCTGCGGATTATTCGGAAACCGACCCCGTTTCCCTTTCGCGGCAACGGCTTCCGGCCCTGCCGCTTGAGTGCGGGCTCTGCGCCGTGCACCATCGAAAATGATAATGTCGCCCACGTGTCCTCCTACTCGGCCGCCGTAGCGGCGGCTGATTTGAACTGCTCGAATCCGGGTGCCCCGGCTGCAGCGAGCTTTCGTTCAACCTCGCCAGAGCGGGACCGGTTCCGCGCCCAGAAAATCTGGGCAACGAACGAGTACCCCGCGCCTGTGTCCTCCGAAACGCGCTTCAGAACCCCCCGGTTATCCGCCAGAAAGTAGCGCTTAGCTTGGTCGAGTGTTAAATTCTGCATAGCTGCCTACAGCAGAGTATGCAGTAATTCCGTAATCGCGTCAACAATGAAATGAAGGAATTCCGTAAATGAGTGAGAACGAAGAAGATCTAGGCACGACGCGACAAACTGTCGACATCGATATGCGGCTGTACCTGAAGGCGAAGGAGCGCATGGCCACCCAGCGCCTTCGCAAGTTCGGGGAATACTGCGTCGGCCTGATCCGATCCGACCTAAATGAGCCCGTTTCGCTCACTCAAGGGGCGAAGGCGAAGACAGAACAGGACCCGCTGCTCGCCCGGCTATCATCAAAGGACCGCGCCCGCGTTGTCGCCTTGATCGAGATGCTGTCGGGTGAAAGCACTGGCGTGGAGCACCTTGACCTGATGCGGAATCCAGTGATAGGTTACTTGGACACCTGGGCCAGTCAAACCCGGAAACCCTCCTCGGGGAAAAAAGCCAGTGGGAAACACGCGTAAGCCGGCGGGCAAGGTCATGTCCATTTCCGGCGACCGCATCACCGATGCGGACTATGAGGCAGCCGCCGAGCTGCAGGCACACACACTTCGAGCTCAGCAGGTGGAACGCGCTTGCTTGGACAGGCTCAAGCAGCGATTGGCCGGCGGGGCCGTGGACGCAGGTAGGAAGTACTACCTGGACGTAGAGTTGGGGATCGTCCGGAGGAGGGATAAGGCGGCGGGATGAAACAGTCAATATTGCGCAACTGCATGGCGGGTCTCTGTTGCTGGCTTGCGCTCGCATCGGTCACCATCTCGGCCCAGGACAAGGGACTCCGCACCAATGGGCTCCAGAATGGGCGGCTGTGGGCCTACTACACCTATGCCGAAAAGCTGGCTTATATTATTGGGGTATCCGAGCACCGGTACATTGTCACTGAATCGCTCGTCGAAAGCGAAAAGCGGCTTGAGCGGGAGATGGTGATTCCACAAGGGGTAACCTTTACCGAGGTGGCAAAGGCCGTGGATCACTTCTACGCCGACCCAATCAATGCCAGGGTGCCGGTCGTGATGGGCGTTAGCTACGTCGGCATGGCGATGCGTGGAGCCTCTTCTGAGCTTCTGTCTAGCTACTTGTCGCGCATCCGAAGATGGGCCAGCACGCCTGACTCCGATGGCAAGTAGGCTGTTTCCTACTGCCCTACCGCGTAATCCGCCACAATGATCGGGTCGACGTCATCGGCGTAGCGCTGGCTGAAGGTGATTGCCTTGCCCTGGATCGCATAGTCCAAGACCAGGGACTGCCTGAGCCCGTTCCGGTAGAGCCTCAGGCTTCCATCGGCCGGCGCCTGCTGGAGTACGAAATTCAGCGGTGAACCCGGAGTGAGCGGGGCCGGGTGCTCGCCCGTAACGGTCACCGGGGACGATCCGGCCGCCGCCGGAAAATCCGGCCTCAAGGTAAACCCTGAATCGTCGCGCTCCACGACAAATCCGACCATCTGGGCGCGGGCCACGGTGCCATCCGACAGCACCATCGCCACAGTGCCAACCGGCGCCGGTGATTGAGCAGTCACGACAACGCCAAGAGCCAAAGCCAGTATCCAGCGCTTCATGTGTCTCGTCCTCGACAGATATAGCGGTGCAAGGGGAAAAGGGCGTACGGCTGCATGTGGTAGGCCGCCCGGCCCAGGAGAGCCTCGGTTCGGTGCAATCGGCCTTGCACCTGGTACGTTGTGAGTCCGGACCGCCTGGCGAGCTGCTCAATGCTGAGCCCGCGCCGGTGGTGGGCCTGGAAGATATCCGCCAGGTCGGGCTCGTCGGCGAGGGTCCGGCGAACCAGTAGCGCCACGTCGGCCAGGTAATCGAGCTCCGTGAAGGTCGGGGAATTCCTTCCGCCTGCCTCCAGCCGGCGCGAAAGGCGCGAACTGGCGAGGGCTATGCGGGCCCAGATCCCTCGATACACGCAGTTGCATGGGCGAGATCCGCAGCGCGTCCCCACCTGGCCCCATCCAGCGCACACGGTGCATCGAGGCGCGGCCAGCAGGACAAGCGAGAGAGGCGTGACGTCCTCCCGGCCGGCGACTACGGAGCGCTCTCTCATGGCAGGCCTATCGCTTGTCGGTTGGTGGATGAATACTGCCGGGCTGCCAGCGGGTGAAATACCCACGGGCATCGTCGATGTCTTCCCGGTGGGCCTTCATCTCGTCTCGGCAATCCTCTTTGAGTTTGTACTTGCTGAGCTCGTCCTTGACCCACAGTTTGAGCTCCGCAATCTCGCCGCGGCTTCGCGCGGACATGTAGGCACCGAACGCCGAGGCCGCTAAAGTGAGGACCCCTATGATCGTCGGCGCGTCCATCGCCATCTGCATCTTGCCTTCCTGGGTGGGTGGATCGCGCGGGTGACACGCGCAGGGCTCCGATGGTAGGGCAGTGGAGCCCGGTCGGTGCCGGGCCCTCGTTCTTACTTCGCGGGGGTAGCGGTGTCGGCCTTCTCGCCATCCTTGGCCAGGACGAGGCCGGCTCCGCCAGCGATGATGGAAATCCTCGTCGGATCCGTGAAGGCCTCCATCAGGGCTGTCATGGTGTCGGTTTTCTGCGCGCCTTTCGCGATCTGCAGGCCCATGCCCGCCAGCATCAGGGCGCCGGTGAGTGTGGTTTTCCAGTTTTTGAACATGGCTTCTCCTACGCCTGGCCGCCCAGAATCGAGACGGCGTACTGATCCGTCATGGTCTTCACCGCGCCGACGCCAGCCTTGAACTCCGCAAAGGCGCCGGGATCCCAGGAGCCGGTGACCTGCTGGAAGATCATTTGCCAGCGCAGATCGGCTGAGGTGTTGGGCCGGTTCAGGATTGTGTCCCGAACCGCGGCCGCGTTCAGCATGGTCGAGCCCGGGGAGGGAATGGCCTCGAAGACAAACCCGAACTGACGGAACACTTCGGGCGCCTCCTTATCGAGCTCCGTGAGGAAGATCGGTCCGTCCCATGGCGGTTCAGTCCGTTCGCGGCCAATGGCGGTCGGGTTGAAACCCAGCGCGATCAGCTTGGCCAGGATGGCCTTCGCCTCGGCTGGCGTCGTTAACAGGTTCTGCATGGATGGTCTCCTTTGGACCGTGGTTGATAGTTGGGGCCGGTCTACGGCCAGACCCCGAGAAAAAGCGACCGCTCGGCCGCCCGCCGCCGGACCAGGCCGGGCAATTCCTTGCCGTTGGCGTGGACCCAGCGCATGAATTCATCTGCCGCGCCAGCCAGCTCGCCCGCGTTGAGCTTGCGCAGCAGGGTGGAGGACTGGAGTGCCGCCAGCCCCAGGTTGAACGCGAAGCTCACGAGGGCATCGAACTGACCCTGTGAGATCGGCACCGCCACCAGGGAGCAGACGCCATGGCCAAACGAGGCGAGATCTCGAGCCAGCATCTGGCCGCCCTCGTGCTCCGTGATCTCCGGAGTGGCCAGGGTGACGCCTGAGGTGTGGCCGTAGCCAATGGTGGGGCGCCCGGCGGGGCAGAGGTACGGCGTCGAGCGAAAGCCCTCGAAGCGCTTCACGAGCTCCACGCAGTCGGCGGATGGCGTCATGTGGACCCGGGGAATGCCGGAGAAGTAGGCGGGCTGCATGGCTAGTTCTGGTTAGCGAAGCAGCGCCATACCCCGTTCAGCCGGACCGCAAGGGCCCCTGTCCCACCGCTCGTGCAGGTGTTGTCGCCGACGCTGGTTACCTTGCAGTCGGTGCAGATCATGGCCGTGGCGTCTTCCGCGATCAGGTTGAGGATGGAGTAGGGCGTGGGGCCCAGCTTCCACCCGGTCACCTGGGAGCTTCCTACGTTGTGGCCGGTGGTGCTGAAGACGTTCGCGAAAACCGGAGACGGTGACGTCAGGATGTCCCCATTTATGTCGGCGACCACGTTTCCATAGATGACGTTGCCAAAGACGCTCACGCGCGTTGTGGCCCCGGTGGGCATCGAAATCCCGTACTGCTGGGTGGGGGACCCCTGGTCGTCATAAATCGCATTCCCGGAAACAATGCCGTACCGGTTTCCGGCTCCAGGCCCAAAGAGGATCCCAGCCCGGTTGGGAGCGGCTACCGACTTCCCGTTGTTCTTGACGGTCACTCCGCTGACAATCCAGTTGACGACGCCCCCGTCCAGGTAGACCCCGTTGGAGTCCGCATTCAGAAAGGAGCCGCCGGTGATCGATGCGGCCGTCACGCTGGTGAGGTAGACCCCGAAGCCGGAGGTTCCGGACGAACCGTTGTAGGTTGCCCCGTCCACCGTGACAGCGCTGATTGTCGTGTTGTCGCACAGCGAGCCGACGCCGCTCGTCCCGTTCGGGCGCCCGGCTCCCCCGGTGACGCTGGTATTTGCGATGACACCCACGCAGGTTCCACTGAGCTCCTGCAGGAGGACGCCGAACGCCGTGTTTGCCGCCGCCCCGACCAGGCCGTAATTCTCAACCACGTTATTCGTGACGCTCATCTTCGAAGTGCCCGAATTGGTGAGGAGAATCCCGTCCTTCGCCGTGTTGGCTACCCGGTTGCCGGTCACGTGGATGGAGGCGGAGGCGACGTCTGAGAAGATGCCGACGCCGGCCCCAAAGGCGGAGCCGACCGTGGTCCCGTCGATCAGATTGTTGCTGACAACGATGTCGTCGTACCCGCTGGAGGCAATGCCGATCGTGGCGTTGGGCTGACCCGCGCCGCCAGTGACGGTGTTCCCCGAGATGTGAATCTTCTGGTTCTTGCCCGGGTTCGCCCCGTCCTTGTACATGAAGATCCCGGCATAGGTGTTGCCGCTGCCGACCGTGCCCCAGCCGCTGACGATGTTGTTCTTGACGGCGATGGCCTGGTAGCCGCTGATTCCGATGCCCCAGCCGCCGGCATTCCGCACCACGTTCCCGATCACGTTGATGTCGTATGCCTGATAGGAAACCAGCAGGCCGTAGGCTGTGCCGCTCGTGCCGTCTCCGGCGGAGATGTTGTTCGAAAACACCACACTCCGAACCGGCGAAGAGTCCCCGCCGTTGTTGAATGCTTCCACGGCGATGCCGTGGGAGTTGTTGGCTCGTGAGATGTTGCCACTGACCACGATGGCCCCGCCAAAGGTGGCGCTGCCGCCGTACATGTTCCGGGCCTGGATAGCAATGCCCAGGTCCTGATTCGCCTCTGCGATGTTGTTGGCGCAGATGAGCATGTCGTTCGGGTCGCCATCAGTGGCCGCCATCGTCCCCGCGATGGTCAGGCCGTTGCGGGTGTCAAACCCGGACGGGTTGATCAGGTTGTTCGCGCGAAACCAGCTATTCACCACCGTCACCCGGCGGCAACTGGCAATGAAGCAGTTGTCGTTCGAGGCGTGCTCAGAATAGACGTCGTCCACCAAGACGCCGCTAGTCCACTGAATCCAGATATTCGAGCCGCGGTAAGAGGCAAGCGGGGGGCTTGGCTCGGCCGGCGGCTGGCCAGCGTTGGCGCCGTTCCCGTCGATGTACAGGCTCGTGATGGAGATATTGGCGCCGTTCGTGGTTGAGTTGTACGGGTAGCCGCCCATCCAGAGGCTGTAAACGCTGCGCGGGTGGTTAGCCCCGTCCCAGATGCCGGCCACGATGGCATCGGTGTACATGCCATCCTTGCGCTTGATCGTGGTGACCTTCGCCCTGCCGCCCTCTCCGGCGATGGCTGTATTCGAGTGCACCCAGAGCGTTGCGGAGATCAAATAGGTTCCAGCCGGGAAGACAATGCGATGCGCGCCCACCAGGTTGAGCGCCGCCTGGATGGCGGTCGTGTCATCGGTTACGCCATCGCCCTTCGCGCCGAAGTCCTTGACGCTCACGCTCTCAGCCAGCTTGTCTCGCACCGTGCGATCCACCGCCCCATTCAGGGGATTTCGGTAACTGAGCAGCGCTGAGTCCGTGATGGTTTTCAGGTAGGCGATGTAGTTGAAGGTGACGTCGGAAACATTGTCCACCGTCCAGAGCGGGACGCCATGGCCGGAAACGATGGGCGGCCGCTCCAGGGTGAGCTTGTAGGACAGGGCTCCAATCCAGATGTTGGCCGCGCCGGCCGTGTCGAGAACGATGGGGTTCGTGTTCGGCGTGCTGCCAGTCGAGTCCGTATAGGTGACCTGGGGCGTCGAAGTGCCAGCTGCGTAGGTCCAAAGCAGGCAACCCGAGCAGGCCCGGCCCAGATGGTCCAGGACCTGCGTTCGGGCATTCGGCAGGGGTACTGCGTTCGGCAGGGTGAACTGCCCGAAGGCCGTTAAAGCCGCGAGTAAAAAAACGGGGGTGATTCTTTTCATGGGGAAAATCCTGTAAAATCGTGGCGTGCTGAGCCGATTGCTTTTCGTCGCTTGCTGCGGGTGGGCGGCCTTGTTGCTTTTGATCTGGATCTTCACGCCGGAAGCCGGAATGAGCAGCGGCGAGGCTCGAAAGCTCGTGCTCTGGGCTGTGGCGCCGTTCTTTATTGTGGGATTTGCTCGACTTGTGACCCGCTGGGTTGTTTGGGGCCCGCGATAAGCTTCTGGATTGAAAACGCAGCCGAATTGTAGGCTGGTGAACCTTCTGGGGCGACAAGTAAAGCCCTGACCTTGTTCGGTCCACCCGGCTCCATCAGGATTTTCGCAAGCGCGTAGTTTTTCGCACCTTTACCCACGCTGAGAATTGAAGATAGGGCCGCCGTCGCCTTCGCGGTGCCAGAGGGGTTGCGCATCTTGTTCAACTCCTGGACAGTCAGAAGAAAGCGGTGAAACATATTCGCCTGTTCCTGGTTGCCGAACAGGATCTTCTTTGTTTCCGGCCCCAGCCGATTCCAGTCAGCCAGCACGCCTTCCGCCCGCCCGATCTGTCCATTCGCCGTGAGTTTTTCGACAAGCCCCTGGATGAACGTGTTGCCGATCTGTTGAACCTCTTTCGGCGCGTACTGCTGGAGGTCCTTCAGGAGATTTAGCCGCTTGTCGCTGCCCTGCACCAGGCGGGCATACAGCGCCCCTGGTTCGTCGGGCAGGGACGCAAGTATTTCGTTCACCTCGTGGTAGTCCTTCACGCCGCGGCGGGCCTGCCAGAGCTTCGCCAAGGCCCCGCCGCCAGCCTTTCCGTAGGCGTCAGTGACTTCCTTTTCCAGGCTGCCCACCACCTGGGCGGCAATGCCTTGGCTTCTCGAAGGAAGGAAGTCCTTCCCGGCCCTACGGATCAGCGCCTTAATTGCCCCGAGGTTCTTGTCCAGCGTCTCGGCGTCCATCACCTTATCGCCTTCGATGATTTCCTTGAGGGCCGTGTAGCCCGGACTGTTCTGCCTCTGGGCTTCGGGCATCAGCTTGGAAAGATCGTCGTACAGCGGGCGGAGGTCCTTTTTGCTACGGGTGATGTCGATCGGCGTCTCGAATGTGGCCGTCACATTCGTTTTGACCGGGCGCCCGAACTCATCCACGATTGGCGATTCCCTTTCGCCGATGACTCTGGTCTCGACGTTTCTGTCGCTCTTCAGGATGGAGCGCACCTGGTCGTACCGCTTGTTCACGAAGTTCTTGCTTTCCGTGATTCGGCGCATCAGCCGGTTGGCGAGATTTTCGGCGGACTCCACTGGCCCCGTCGCTTTGGTCGGGTTGATGCGATCGGCAGCAACTTGAGCCTCTTTGACTAAGGCTTCTTCCTGGGCGAGGTTCGCCTTTTGGGCGATCTGCGAGCTGCCCCACTGGGAAGGAAGCTGCTGCTCGAGCGTGATCAGGTGCTCATTGCCGGCCTCTTGCCCGGCAGTCAGTGGGATCTTGTGAGCTTTGGCGTAGTCGATGGCCGTCTGCACCGTGCTGCGCAGTTTTGGGTTGCGGGTGAGGAAGGAGTCCAGCGTTTCGTTCGCGGTGCGATATGCTCCGCGGACGCCAGCGCCCAAAACGGGCCCGAGCGATCCGAGCAATGTTCCCATTGCGATGGATTTCGGGTCGAAGTCGTTCTGAATTCCACTCATCGCCCCAGCCGTCGCGCCTTCGCCTAAAACCCGCGCGGCCAGCGGCAATCCCTTGACCGCCTTGCCTGCCGCTGTGCCCGGAACCAGGAACTCTGCCGCCTGCTCGCCGAACTTGCCCGCCTTGCCAGCAAAGTTATCCGGCGCTGTGGTGGCCCTTTTGATGATCTTCTGAGCCTGCGGATCGTCCATCGGGTCCGTCAGCCCCGTCAGTTTCCTGACGAGGGGACCGCCCCCAAGAAAATCAGCTACCCTGGTGGCGGAAACCGCGCTTGTTGCCAGGCCGGCCGCTGCGCCCTCGGCCGCGTCCACGGCGGCTTTCCCGAATCGAGCCAGCGGGTGGTCGGCATTGCCTAGCCCCAATTTGCTCGACCAGGACTCTTGGCCCGCGGCCACCTGATGCACGGGCGCATCCACGTAATCATCGTAGGCGCCGGGGAATTTAGCCTTGACCTTCTTCCCTACTTCAGCATCCGGCAGATCGTCGTAAGTGCCGGGGTATTTGGCTTTGACGCGCTTGCCGAGATCTTCGATTGTTTGCGGCATGTGCCCCTACCTGATGCCCAACGGGTCTTCCATCTTCTTCTGCCCGGAACTGCCCTTGATGCGGCCCTGGATGGCTCCGATCTGGTCCTCGAGGCCCTTCTTCCGGTTTGCCATGTCTTTCCTGAGTACCTTTGCGACCGCCAGCGTCTGGGGTAGCGTGGCATTCTCTGGGTTGAACGACATGACCTCGTGCCGCGCGGAATCTGACAATTGTCCTGTGAGATTCGGGTTATTGGTGACCTTCGCAATTTCCGTGAGGGCCACCTGTCGGGCCGCCTCGAAGGCTGCCTGGTCCTGGCTGCCCAGCATGTGCTTCTGAATGGTCCGAAGTGGCCGGTTGATCCAGGGTGAGCCGGTGTCGACGACCTTCTGCGCCTGCGAGATGAGCAGATCGAGGTTCTTCGCCGCCGTGGACTCGAAGGCCGTCACCGCGTCCAGGCTCTTCCGGGCTGCCGTGAGGCTGGCCTGATTCGCCTGGAAGTCGGCTTTGTTCCCGGCCAGATCCAGGCCCGGCATCAGCTCCGCTGCCCGGTTGATGATCTCCGTGCGGACCTTGGCCCCGGCCTTGCCCATGCCCATTGGGGGAAGCTGGCCGGTCTTTGCAAACATCATCGCCGCGGCGTCACGCCCTTCGGGGCTGAGGTTGATGGCGGTTTCATCCTGGGCTAGGCGGCTTGCGCCCTGCCCCTCCATGACCTGATTGTGCCGGCGAGTTTCCGCCCGGCCCGCGGCCGAGGCCTCTGCGTTTTCCTTGGAAACCTGAATCTGCGCAGCCTGGGCGGGCTGAATCGGCTTCGTCCCCGAGATTTCCTGTGCTGCTGCCACGGCGTCGGCCTCAGCCTTCTTCATCTGAACCGGCTGCATTGCAATCTGGCCCTGCTTCAACTGCTGGTCCAGTTTTGCCGTGATCTCCGCCCGCTGCGCTTCGGCCTGCTTCCTCCTTTCTTCTGCCTGCTGGGCTGCCGTCATGGCCTGATTGGCGAAGCCGTTGAGCTGCTGAATGGTCTCCGTCGTGAAGCCCCGAGAGAGGATGCCCTGGGCGGTCTGCGCGTCCACCAGGCCTTCCTGGACGGCGGTCTGAAGGTTGCGCTGCAAGTCGGCCGGATTCTGAACAGCGGCCGCGAGCTGGCCGAGACGAGTGGCCTTTTCGCTCACCACCTTCATCTGCTTCGCTTCCTGGTCGAGCCGCGCTGTTTTCTGTTCGGTTAGGGTCTTCTGGAATTGCAGGGCCTTCCCTGGCGAGGCCTGCATGAGTTCCGGCATGGCCTTTTCCAGGTCGCCGCCGTACTTCTGGATCACGCCGCGAGCGGCTTGTTCATCGTCCACCTGCTGCTGTGTCTGCTGAAGCTGAAGGGCGCCCATCTTCTGCTGCTGCAACGCCCCCTGGATGCCCAGCACCTTCGCATAGGCGGCCAGCGGGTCCAGCCCTTCGGCGGGCCGGACACTCAGCGCAATATTCGGATCGATTGCCATGGATCCCCCTACTTGATCTGCGAGGCCAGGTAGGCCTGCAGGATGCCGTTGCCAGCGCCGCTGAGCCCTTGCCCCCAGGCGTTGCCGGACCCGACATACCCGGATGCCCGGGCGTTACCAGCCTGCGTGGCCAAGTTCGCCAGCGACGATCCCTCCCCGGAATAGAGGCCAGCCACCCCGGCGCCGGCGGATCCGGCTGCGTTGCTGGTCGCGTTCGTGGCCGTCTGCCCCATGCCAGCCAGGGCCATCAAAGGATTCAACTGCGCGCTGCGGTTGGTCTGCCAGGTATTGAGACTGCGGTCGTAAGCCTTGCCGTACTCGCCGCTGGAATAATCCTGAGCGTACCGAGTGAGGGCCTTCAGGGCGCCACCGCCCAGCGCTCCACCCTTGGCTGCCGCGCTCCGCTCCACGGCCTGCTGGCCCTGCTGGAGGCGAAATGCAAATCCTGGGTCGGCCGTCACGGTGGACGGATCAAAGCCGGATGAGAATTCCCCGCCGGGCGCCAAGCCAGCATCCAGACGGGTCAGAGCGGTGGAACCCGCCGACATGTAGGGCTGCTGAAGGGACTTCTGGTACTCCAGGATCTGCTTCAGATAATCGACGCCTGACTGCGTGCCCGCCTTGATGTCGCCGGATGCGATACCGGTGGCCGCCTGTTGAGCATCAGCCGCCTTCCCCGCCGCCGAGGACGAGATAGCGGCAGATCCAAGGGACCCAGCCGCGGCCAATCCGCCCATGATCAATGCTGCTGTCGCGCCAACCATTTACGTCTCCTTCAGGCTCTTCACGTAATGCACCTCCGCCGCCTCGAAGCCGAGATGGCCATACACCCGCGAGAGCCGGTCCGGCATGGAATCCATCAGGTGAACCATGCGCACCTCGGAGCAACCCTGCTCCTTTGCCCACTTCTCGAAATCCCAGTAGAGCTTCATGCCGCTGCCCCGATGGCCGGGCGCCACGTACCAGAAGAACTCCGTGGCCACCATGACGCCGCTGTACGGCTCAGGGTATTGCACGCCGCCCAGCGCGCCACGGATCTCATCGTGGTCGATGAGCAGCAGGATCACCCCGCGCCCACTGCTCATCAACTCTGCCCAGACGGCGACGAATCTGGACTCTTCGAACTCTCCGAGGAACCGAGAGGCGGCGTAGAACTGCCGCGCAAGGGGCTCCAGCCGGGGCAGGTCCGTGATGTCGGCGGGGCGGATCATGAATCCTACGTCATCTCGATGCCGGTGGCCGTCATCGTGATCAAGTTGGCCGTTCCAGCGAAGGCATTCAGAGCGCCGCCGGGAGCCAGGAGTTGATTCTCGGCCTCGAAAAGTTCGAACCGCTCGCCGGGATAGAGGGTCTTCGCTTTGCAGACCATGTTGGCGTCCAGAACAGCCCCAGCTGGCGGCACCAGGTGAACCGTCAGTGTGACGGCCGCCAATGCTGACGTATTCAGGAACGTGACCTTCTTCAGTAGGCAAGACACATTCACCGGCGCGGTGTACTGGGCCGTCCCCGCTGCGTTGGGCAGCAGCACGCCCTCGACAATTCGTTTTGCGACGTTCATTGTTACCTCAGAGTCGGATGTACCACTGGAGCGAGATGCGCAACGGGACGCCGCCATTGGCGTCGGACGGGACCTTCAGTTGCGCGTTGGTGTCGTTAAGGACGTGCGAGTGAGCCGGGCTTTCAGTGGCCGTCGTTCCCCCGATCGGCACGTCATGGTTGTGCCCATGTGCCGCCACGGTGACGCCGGAACCCGACTGAACCACCTGGCCGGCCCCGTTGTCATTCAAAGACGTCACGGTGAAAACGCCGAAATCGTGGGTGTGCGCCGCGGTCTCGGTTTTTGCCGTCGCCTCCCACTTGGCGCGAACTGCTGGCCGGCGTGTGCCACTGTAGGAGCCTCCCATCAGGAAGATATCTCCCGTCAGATCTGGGGTGGTTATCGCCGTCGTGGTCGCATTGCCCAGGGCAAGCGTGGCCGCGCTGCCATCGCACAGCGCCCAGAGTCCGCCGTTCGGTGTGCCGGTGCTCGCCACGATCTGGCCGCTTCCCTGGTCACCCGGCGCAAAGGTCCACAGGAGACTGGTCCACCGCCAAGTGTGCTGCTCGGAAATCCCATAAAACAGGAAATTGATATCGGTTGTGCCTAGGTCGGTCGGGATGTTCGCCAGCAAGTCCCGCATCTGGCCGGTGAAGTACCACCACTGCCGCAGGCCGCCCAGTTCGAGCACGATGTAGTAGACGGTCCGGTCGGTCTCGTAATAGAGCGTGCCCGCCGGGTAGGCGCCTGCCGCGTAATTCACCCGGTTCGCGTGAAGGTCGATGATGATTCGGGGAACCTCGGGCCGCTGACCAGAAGAGTCCATCGTCCAAATCAGCGTTTCGAGATCGCGCGGGTCGAAGGGCTTGGTGTCCAACTGGGCCGCCAGGAGCCGCTGAGCGTCCGCCAAGGCGCCGTTGTCGCCGGTGGGCCCGTCGCCTAGCAGCCCGCGGATGGCGTCCTGGATGGCCGCCTGGACGTCGACGGCGCCGGGTTCCTGTGTAGCGAGAAGAGCGCCCGCGATCTGGTCTCCGGCGTCTCGCGCATTGTCGGCCTGGAATGCTGCCGCCAACTGCTCATCAAGAACCGATTGAATCGCCTCGGCCACCTGCTGAGTCCACCGAGCCCAAGGCTTGGTGACCGTGGTGGCATCCGCCGCCAGTTGTACGGAGCCGTCGGCGCCGACCGTGCCCGCGCCGCTGACAATGGCTGTGCGGATCGGCGGCGGGTCGACTGCCGCGATGGTCGAATTGCCAACGGCGGCCACCTGCTCGGTTACCGTCTTGCCCGCGATCACCCCAAACGGAGGGATGACGATAGGCACAACGGCCGCCGCGCCTACCTCAGCGAAGTAGACAGCAGCGAAGAACGCAGGTGCGAAATAGCGAAGCGGGAACATTTACGAGGGGTCTGTGGTCACTGCGGTGCGGTTGCCGTTGGCGTCGACCGTAGCCGTCACCCGGTTCTTGGTGTCGGCAGGATTCCTGAAGTGCATGGTGGCCGTGCCGCCGCCATCAGCCTTGCCGAAGAGCACGCCTGCCACGATGCGGGCCCACTGGCGAAGGGTCCAGCCCGTTTCCACGCCGTTCGGAGCATCGAGGACGGCAGCGGGCACACCAGAGACCGCGGCATCGAGGCGATTGCCGACGATGTTGCCGGCCGTTCCGGCGCCGTACGCCCCGGGAAGAGCCGTCGACCAGGGGTCGCCCGCGGCTGAGGCAGAGTCCAGCTTCTTTCCAGCGGTACCGGCTCCGAATGCACCCGGGATCGGCTCGGACCAAACCTGTGTGCTGATCTGTGCCGCTGTCGGCGGTGCGATCGTCAGGGATCCGCCGGTAATGGTTCGGACAGCGACTGCCCAGACGTCGGAAGCCAAAGTCCCGAAGCTCGTCAGTGTGCGTGTCGCGCTCGCCCAGACGGCAGTTCCTACCGAAGTGCGCTCGCCAGCCGTCAGCGTGCAGCCCGCGGTCACCGATGCAACGGACCCGACCACATTCCCGCCGACATTCCCAGTCACCGAGGCCACAGAGCCCACGACGTTCCCGCCGACGTTGCCCGTTACCGATGCCACCGCTCCGCCGGCATAGGTCGACCGGGAAGAAACAGCCGCATCCAGGTAGGCGGCGCCGCCAGAGTTGGCATCCACCACGTTGTATGCGACTTCGGAATCGTCAATTGTGCCTTCTGTGCCACGCACCACCAGCGGGCCCTGAGTGCCGGTGTCTGTGATGCTCAGGTCCACGTAGTACCAGCCGTTCCCGATCTGCGTGGCGTTCGTCGCGCCGCCGGAGGGATTTCCAAAGGCCGCGCCGTTCTTGCTGATCACCACCGCGATCGTCTTGCCGGTGGCCGGGGATACGTGATCGGAGGCCAGGTAGGCCTTCAGGAGAACGCGGATGGTTACGGACTGGGGGATTCGTTCGGCCATTTCAGAAGCCCGTCCTTACGCGGGACATGATCATTCCGCCGCTGCCGCCGGCGCCGTTGTCGAAACGCGAAAACTTCGGCAGGATGTGATAGCGCCGGGTGGTGGTGGGCGAGCCCCAAGCGCCGGCATTGGTACGCGTGTTCACGCAGAAGTTCTGCTCCACAGGGTGAGCTTGAAAATGCGTGGCCACCTCTACATCCAGATAGGTCAATGTGACGTTGTTTGCGGTGTCCGGCCTCACGGCAATCCGGTAGGTTGTGGACGCAGAAAGGTCCGTCTCAGGGAACTCCACGTAATACCATCTACCGTTCGTGGCGACACTGATAGTGCTGGCATCCACTGAGACCGTCTGCAGGGCTGTCGTCCCGGAATACAGGATCACGGAAAAGTCCGCTCCAGCTGCAACGGCGAGGTACACCAGAGCTCCACAGATGGTGCAGGGTAGCGGCATGGAGAATTCCAGGCAATATTCGTCCGGGGTCGTTCCAGAATTGAACGCCGTGGCGGCCACGTTCGAGAACGGCAGCGTCCCTCCGAAAGTTCCAAAGGTGCCGTCATCGAACTCAAACAAAATCACCGGGACGGTCGCGCCAAGGGTGAAAACGCCTCCGACTTCGCTCACGAAGAAGTTCGCGGAACCGCTCGGGTAGGTGACAAGAGAGGCAGAGGGGACGCCAGAGACGATCACGCTATCCGACGCGTTGAAAGTGGTCAACTCGAAGACCACCGCGAACAGGTCCCCGTAGTTGGCGGCGTAGACAGAGCCGAGGCTCACGCCCGGATACCAGGTATTCGTGGCGAACTTTGCGTCAGACCCGGCAACAGTTCCGCTCCGAATCACAGTGCCATCGCCCCTGCCTGGAGGGCCGGCGGTCAGGGATACCGCCTGGATCGAGACCCGAAGCACGGAAGCGGCGTTGATCGTCACCGCGCCGAAGCGCCAGTAGATCTTGCTGATGTTTTTGGCTGCTCGATCGCCGTTCCACATACGGCCAAGGACATGCAACCGCGTGGTCGACGCAGCAATTGCCGTCGTGGCGCTGTAGCCCGTGGGGGTCTCGCTGAAGATCGAGGCCCCGTAAATCATTTCCCCGCCGAGCCTGGTAAGCATTAAGAGCCATTCCCTCCGCTGAGATTCAGGTGCGCATCGATCAGCGCGGTTTTCACCGGGTCAGAGCCGAAGACCCGGAAGCATCGGTCGCGCGACCGCCCCAGCCGCCGCCAGATAGCCCGCCACCGGGTCTCGCCAATCTTGCCCATGCCAGCCGCCAGTTCGTTGCCCCAAGTAATTCCGCCGTCGTTCGACATTTGCAGGAATATCTTAGGGCCTGAGCCCTGCCCGACCGCCAGACCAACGCCCGCCTGAAGGTCCACCTGGAGCTGTGAGTAGAAGATCCAGCGCATCTCATCGGAGATATGCGGAGCGGACCGCATCCAGCGCTTGGGCCCGCCAGCATCGTCGTACAGGTCGGCAGCCATCTCGTAAACCGCGCCGCTCTTCCAGTCGCCCACCAGGTGCTTACCGAAGGCGAAGGCGAACCAGCGGCCCCGATGAGCTTCGTACACACCCACGGCCTCATTCCAGTAGGCCCGCTCGTGCCACATGCCGGTGGAGGCGTCGTAAACCCAGGTTGCGCCGCGGTAGGACGGGGTTTCGTTCATGCCAGCCACGACAAGGGGGTTCGGATCCGCGCTGGGAAAGTGGAGCACGTAGAACTGGTGGCCGATGTCCTGGTACGCCCAGCCGATTGCATCGTCGATCCGTGGGTATTTCTCCCACGCTGCCTCAACGCCGTGGTTGGAAATGCGCTGCGGAACGTAGCCATTCGCCCGCCAGGCGATGCCGTGGCCGCGCTCATCTCCGCCCAGCCACATGATGGAGTTGTCGAGCTTCGCGACCGAATCCGGCGCCGCGATGCCTTGCTCGATGAAAGCCCCCTGGATCCGGCTAAATGGAAAATCCGGGTCGCCGCTGTCATAGAAGACTTCGATGCGGGTTTTCCCGAAGGCCCATAACTCCCGGTGATCGGCGAAAATGGCTGCAAGGTTGTCGCCGCTGCCTTCCGCGAGGGCGAAATCGAGCCCGTCCCAGGATGTCCCGTCGAGCAGGCCAGAGATCTGGAATTTCCTTGAGTCGCCGGTAAGGGTGATGAAATAGCCGTCGATGGCCGCGCACTGAACCGGGTTTTCACCGCCGGAGACCGGCATCACGGTGCCGAAGCGGTCCATCAGCCAAGCGTTGCCGGCGGACACAATGAGCACCTGGGGCCCATTGGTCGCCGCGTAGTAGCGCTCGGACGTGCTCAGCAGTTCAGCACGGGGTGCGTAGGTGCCGCCTGAGAAGATCTCCCACAGGATGCTACCCGCGATGGCGAAGCAGCGCCCATTGAAGGCTGTGAACATCTTCTGCACGTTCTGGCCCCAGTCCACATGCACCGGCAGATTGCAGAAGAGCTTGAGGCCCGGCGTGCCGATCAGATACATGCCCTCGGGGTTCTTGCCCTTGCCGCTTTCGAGACGTTCGGGGTAGAGATTGATGCACCTCTGCGAGTCCGCCGTGGGGCTCTGTGCGGTGTAGGCTGGTCCAACGAAGCCGAAGCGCATTTATATCCCGGAAATGTAGTTGAACGTGGGCACGGTCCGCTTGCCGCGGGTGCCGTAGTCCGCGCTGGCCGTGCGCGGGCTCTTCGCATTGTTCGTCTGGAAGATGGCCCGAGCCCGGGCCGCATCACTGCGCAGATCCTCACCGAGGGGCTTGCCGAACGGCCGCGCCAGCTTCTCAGCCAGGCTGAGCATCAGGGCTTCCCGGTAGCCCGGGGGCAACTCCACCGTGTCCGCAATGGAAGTGAAGCCCGAGATCAGCACCCAGGTCTCCAGCCGGAGCCCGTAAGGGAACGTCGGGATCGGCCAGAGGTAGAGGGCGCCGTTCGGCCAGTCGGGCGAATAGTACAGGTCGGTTGGCACTGTGGAGGTGATCGTCTTCACCCGCTGGTTCGCCCACCAGTTGTCATCCCGAATATTCAACGGCACGTCCACCGGCTGGGGGACGTTGTTCAGGATGATCGCGGCGTTCTCGATCCGGACAGGCCTCTGCGCTACCGCAAAATCGGGCGCTACCAGATTCGGGCCGATCAGGTGGGGCTGATGATTGGGCGTGAGGGTGAACGCGCTGAAGTTGACGTTGTAGGCGTTGATCATCCTCGCCGCCCACTGGTCGAGCATGCGGTTCAGGTACCGCAGTGCAATATCGGCCTCGGGCGCGGAAAGCGGTTCGCCGGTGGACAGCACGCCCAACTCGCCGAGCGCATCCGTGATGATTTCCTGAACCGCTTCCGCCATGGGTTACTCCGTCTTCTTCGGCCGGCCGGGGCCGCGCTTGATCAGCTTCGCGTCGATCGCGGCAATCTCTTCGGCTTCGGCTGTGTCGGTGGGGAATTCGTCGACCACCTGAACCGGAACCGGATCCTGGGACCAGCCGATCTCCAGGTAGTGCTGGAGTTCGCGCTCCGTCTTCACCATCCTGTTTCCGCCGGTCTCGTGGTTGTAGATCACCATCGGGAAGTGCTGATAGGTGTAGGGCTGCTGGGGCGGGTGGTTGAGGTCGAATTCCTGGGTGGCCTTCTGCTGGTCATGCTGTGCCAGCAAGGTGCGCATCCGCTCTACTTCAGCCTGGGTAAGCTGTTCGTGCATCGTTGGGGACTCCTGGAGCCCGAAGACTGCCGCTTCGGCCTCTCGTCTCTGCTGAGGGGTGAGTGTTGTGCGCGAGTAGCCCCGCGCTTCGTTCATGGGCATGGAAAGCGACTACTCCGCCTTGGTGAAGTCGACGTAATACTCTTTGCCAACCTCAAAGGACGCAGCCGTTTCAGGGTTCACGACGTTGAAATTAACCACGCCGCCCGGGGTGTATTTGAAGAATTGCTTGTTTTCCTCAGATCCGGTGTACACCGGGGAGAAATGGAGGTAGATTCCGGACCCATCACCAGATGGGACCTTTGCCGTGCAGGAAACCTTGCAACGCATGTTCGTTCCTTTCTTTCAGAGAAGGCCCGGCGTCGAGGTAGCGCCGGGCCCGTCTCAACTGCTCACTGGGAGGAGGTCAGTGAACAACCGTGCCGAGACTGTAGATCGTGTAGGCTCCAGTCCCGGTAATCGAGGTGAATACGACCAGAAACCGTTTCGAGTTGTTCTGGGCAATGGTCATGGTGCCGCTGGTCGTACCTCCAGTACCAGCCGCAACCGTGATCGTTTCCGCCGCGCCGGCGGTGTTTCTGATGGTGAATTCGAAGGCGCTGCCGACAAAGATGTTCGGCATGAGCGCCCTCATCTGCGCCGCAGTGGGCATGGTGTCCGTTCGATTGGCGCCACTGGTATTTCGGAGGATGAGGCCTCCAAGCACCTGGGGAGCCGTATACGTCTGAGCGCTGGCCGCTGTGATCGTCGAGACAGTGTACAGGGGGTAAACCAGCGAGGCGAAGCGGGGATCCTTGAAGGGGTAGCTCACGGGCTGGGCCACAGCCGGCACAACGAGTGCGACCAGGACCAGGAGAGCAAAGACGAGAGAGAATTTCTTCACTGAGTTGTCTCCTTGAGAGGGAAATCGGAAGGGGCCACCCCGAGGCAGCCCCTAATTGCGTTAGGCTCCGGCCACCGCCACGGCGCCGTTGTCCTGGTACAGATCGCCGAACCCGATGAGCGAGTCCATGCGGTTGATCTGCATGGAGCGGACCGGGTCCCAGGCTTTGACCTTGCGGACCTGGATGCCGGTATCGGGATCCTGGGCCTGCCCGGCGTCTTCCACGGCCTTGGGCACGTAGAGCTTGGCGCCCACGACGGCGAAGGCGAAGCGGCTCAGCGCAAGGCCCACCGTGCCCACCTTGCCGGACGGCGCGGCGGTACCGGGCCAGAGGGTCAACGCGGCGCCGTTGCCGGGCAGCGCGTCAACGTTCTGGTACGGGGAGCCGGGCCCGTAAATGGCCGGCAGGATCGAAATGGTGTCCGCACCGCCGGTCAGGGTGTAGTCCTGAGTGACGGTGAACTTCTGCGTGGTGACGGCGCCAGCAGCGCGGCGGGTCATGGGGTTGACGGCGTTGACGTTCAGGATGCTGAACTTGTCGCCAGCCTTCAGCGTGTCGCCAGCGCCACCCGTGATGATCAGGGAGCCGCCGGACTGGTTCGCACCGGTGACGGTGACAGCGCCCGCCCACGTGCCCGCGGTGTGCGAGTACAGGGAGTTCGCCTCGTACCAGTCGAATCCGGCCAGGCGGCCGATCGCACCGTCTTTCCACATCTTGCTGATCTCATCCGGGGGATTGAAGATCGACGTGATGTTGGTGCCGAGGGTCGCCATCTGGCTGGACGAGATGCACATGGCACGCTTGCCGGGAGGGCACGCCTTCGCCATGAGGATCTGCCGGGCGGTGTAGTACGTGCCCACCGTGGTGGAGTCGGTACCGAGCATGCCCACGATGTTGGACGCATGCTGGTAAGCCCAGCGGGCGGCGCGGGAGTCCATCTCCTGAGCCATGGCCGCGGCGGCCGGCTCGAAGTAGTTCTCGCGAAGCTCGTCCTCGGAGCGCTCGAGTTTGACCGCGGCTTCGTAGTCATCCCACTCGAACGCGATTTGCAGCCACTGGTCGAGCGAGACCGTGGTGGAAATGCGCTGAATGGCCTGAGGCGTATAGCCCATGCCGTCCGTCACCTGAAAGCGCTGAGGGAACTTCACGGTGACGCTGGAGCCGGGGGCGAACTCTTTCTTGAAGTCCTTCTCCCAGCTGCGGTTGAAATACTCGGTGACGACGAGTTTGTTCAGCAGCAGCCGAAGAATCTCCATCGACACCCAGGAAGTGTTGAGAAACGTGTTAGGCATTAATGGCCTCTGATCTTGGCGATGTCACGGCGGTCCTGCGCAGCCTTGAAGGCGCGGAAGTCGCCGGTTTTGAGGGCGTTTTCCACCTCATCCGGGGGAACTGAGCCGCGACCGCTCAACTCCTTGGGAGGGGGAGGCACCTCGGGGGCTTTCTTTTCAGGAGCCTTCGACTCGGCCGGCTTGGCCGGTGCGAACTTGCCATCTTCGCTGCGTGGCTTGCCGTCGCCCTTCGTGAGCTCGGCCTGCACCAAGCTCTCGATCACGCCAATCTTGCGAATGGCGGCCGTGGGCTTCGTGTGAGCCAGGGCAACGAATTCCGCGAGCTCATCGGCTTTGCTGCCGAGGACGTACAGGATATCGGTGAGCACGGGCGAATCACCCAGAACGTCCTTCAGAACATCGGGGATTTTGGCGTCCCCCATGATCGTCTGGACCGTCGAGATGATCGCTTCTCTGGTTCCTTCTCCGTACTTCTCGGTCGCCGCATCCAAGCGCTGGTTGATCTCGCGCTGCTGAGCTTCCTGTGCCCGCTGTTCGCGATCTTCCTGCACGGCTTGGCGCGCCTTCGTTTCAGCCTTGAAGTCGGCCAGATCCTCGTAGTACTTGTCGCGGGCCTCTTCGTAGGCGTCGTAGGACTCGAAGTCGGTCAGCTTGGGCTTCGTGGGCGCTTCGAGACCAGCCGGCTTTGCGGTATGCTCCGGTGCCTTGGCGGGCGGCGGCGTGTCGGCCTGTTTCAACTCGCGCTTGAAAGTCTTCAGCTCAGCGGGGCTCAGTCCGGCGGCTCTCAGATCAGCAAGGATTTCCTGCAGGCGGTGCTCAGCGGTTTTCTTCGACTCCTGCTTCTCTGCGGGTTTGGCGCCCGCTTCGGATTCCTGGGAGGCTGCCGAGGCCTCAGCTTTCGGCTTTTCATCCGGCTTCGCTTCGGGCTTGGCTTCGGGGATTTTCCCGGAGACGCGCCATTCCGCGTAGGCCGTGGGGTCGGTCGGCACCTCAATCGGCGCGGCCGTGGGCTGGGTTGCGGTTGACGATTCCGCTACTTGCGTCGTGTTTTGGTCTGCCATGTTGGTGGTGCCGCTTTACGCCCGGCCGGCGAAAACTATGCCGTGGTCGGCTGTGCGGCCTGCTCGGCCTGCTGCTGGGCGGCTTGCTGCTCTGCGGCGGCGGCTGCCTGCTGCGTTTCGTGGTCGCGTTGCTGTTGGGCGGCCTCGGCGGAGGCCTGCTGGGTCTGCATCTGGCGCCACATGTCCTCAACGAACTTCAGGCGCTCTTCCATGCTCTGCGCCTTGGTGTTGATCTCTGCCTTGGTGATATCCGCCTCGATGCGCATCTTCTCGATGGCCATGCGGTACTCGTTGTCGACCACCTTGGCGGCCTTCTCGTCCTGGAGCTTCTTGAGCTCGCCCTCAAGTTGCTGCGCGTAGGCGTTCAGCGCTTGCATCTGCTGCTGGGCCTCGGCCATGGCCTGCTGCGCCTGGGGCGGAATCTCCACGCCCTCTTTGTCGCTGGGGCTGATAATATCGGCCATTTCATCGCCCTTCGGCCCCAATTGCTTCATCTGGATTGCCATCGAAAGCAGCTTCGCCATCTGCTGCGGGCTCACCGGCAAATTCTTCATGTTGGCGATGAGGCTATCCAGAAAGTCCTGCTGTGCCTGCCGCTGAGACTGATAAGAAGGCCCGGTCGAGACGTCGACGTCATGGTCGCCCTGGTCCATCGGAATATCGCCCAGTTGAATCACTTTTCGGGACTCGTCGGGCTTCACGATGCCCATCTCGCGCTCGCCGCGATACACGACCGGAATCCAGGATTCAATGACTCGGCCGGCGAACTGCAGAGCGCGATCGAAATTGTCCGCGAAGTGGGCAGAGCCAATAGCCTGGGACTGCTGAATTCGCTCCATGGCCACGCCAGATTTCTGAGAGTCACGCTGAAGAGCAGTCGGTAACGGGCTAGTGCCCATGGCGGCCTGAATGGCGCGACGGCAGGAATCTTTGCCAGCCTCGAAGGCGATGATGTTCGGAGTGAAGGGAACGCGGGTCGGCAATGGAAGAATCTGGCCGCCGGCGGCGTCCACAATCGGATCAGCCTGCAGGAACGCATGCGGAATCTTGCCACTCGTCTCCCATGCCTCACGGTCGGACTCAAACTGGCCCTTGTACCCCATCCATGGAGCTTTGGGGCTAAGGCCGGCCTCTTCCATCTGCTGGGAAACGAGGTAGGCTAGAGACATCTGCGGGTCGCGAGCCAGCCGGATCAGGCTGAGCAGTTTTCGCTTGGGGGCGCCACCTTCGTCGACGTAGACTTCTTTGCCGAGGACCGGGATTATCGGGATATGCTCGCCCGGCTGCGGATTGCGCTCAAGGATTTCGACACCGTTGGTGATATATTGCACCAACTCAGGCTCCGCCTCGTCACGCTCGCGAACAACACTCGCTTCCTCCGGTGGTTCATTCGTGGTTGAACCATCGGCTAGTTCGTATAGCTTGCCGGGCTTAACCTCGATCCGCCAGTATTCCGCCGTCAGTACCAGCCGGTCCTGGATCCAGTCTTTCGCGATGCGCTGATCCTCGAGGGTGAAATCCTTCACTTGGGCACGCGGAAAGCGCCGCTTGAATTCCTCCTTGCTGATCGGGTCTAGCACAAAGCAGTACTGAGCGTCAGACCAGTCAGCCTCCTTACAGTCGGGATCGTACAGCACCGAATCAGGATTCGCGATGTTCTTGACCACGATCTCCTGCTTGAATGACTTGCGTGAAACGTACTTGCGGGAGACGCGGAAGAATCCGTAGGAGCCCTCAACTGCCGCCTGGAAGGCCGTAATGTAGGCAGCCTGAGCGTTGGAACGGTATTCGATGGTGCGAACCAGGTCCTGGTGAAGCTCGGCCGTCTTCTCGTCCGCGCCGTTGCCCGCGGGGCTGATCTTGATGCCGCGCTTGTTCTCTCGTAACGCATTCACCGTCTGGTTCACATACTGGTTCAGCTCGTCGTGGTTGATGCAGGGCCGGCCAGCGTCGGCGCGGGCCTTGCGGTCGGACTCGTCCCAGGGATCACCGGTCACATACCGCATGTCGGTCTTCCGCTCTTCGCGGATCTCCCGCCAGGCGTCAGACGCATAGCGGTACCGGTCGCGGATTTCCTGCAGGAGGGCTTCGTCGCCCTTCGGCGCGGTGATTTGGGATTCTTCAGCCACTTAGGCGACTCCACCGCCCGGACACGTCGGGCAGATCTCAAACGGAATTGCGCTACTCACGGCGTCATAGACCCAGCCAGCCAGGCGGGCATCCTGAATCGCATCAGCCTTCCGCGCGCCGTGGAAGGTTTCCTGCTTCGTGCATTTCCGGCAGGTGAGCGTGAGGTGTTCATTCGCCAGCGCAACCTCGACAGCCTTCTGCGCAATGGTCTGAACCTGGGGCACGTTGAACGCCCGCAGCGTCCCGTCCGCGTTCTGGATGGGCAACTGGCGGGCTTCGGCGTCGCGCTGGGCTTCGATCAGGTATTCGTGCAGGGGTCGCGCCTTGAAAGCCAGATTGGGTGCCAGGGCTTCGTACATATCGCGCCGGCCTTCCGGATCGCAGGCACAAACCAGACTCCGGAAGTGGGCATCGTCGCGCACCAGGCAGGCCAACTGCGGCAGGATGGACGGGTCGTTGAGTTGAGACAGGCCGGCTTGGCCCAGCAGCCGGTTCATGGCGCGGCGGTCTTTCATGCCTACTCTCCACCCGCCTTGTCTTCGGCGGTTTCTTCCTCCGCCACCTTGCCCATCTTCAGCGTCCGGGCGATGTAGCTCAACATCTTGTGGCCTTCAGCGGCCCCGAATACAATTTCGTCCGATTCCGGGTAGTCGTACGCAATGTCGGCGCGCAGCCCGCCGCCACGCTTAACAGGGCGGCGCCGATAGGACTGCCGCACGATGTAGCCGCCCTTATCGGCCACGCGGACTTCTACGCGCTCGATTTCTTTGTCGGCCATGCTACTTCCTGCCCTTCAGAATCGCGTTCGCCTTCATTCGGATCCTCGCCGCGTCTGCCGGGCTCAGCTTGCCCTTCTCTGCCATCTGCGTTGCGCGAGCCTTGGCATTGGCGGCATGACTCCGATCCGGAATCGGGTACGAGCGGCCAGGGCCTGCAAACTCGCTCTTGGGAAGAGCCTCACGTTCCTTGCTGGTGAGTTTTGCCACGGAAGAGCTCCTAGTACTTTCCGTCGTGGGTGATCGCGGAATTCGCGTCCATCCGCGCCTCGCGGATCTTCCGGATGGCAGTCGTGCGATCAGGTCCGGGAGGCACGTTCGCAACGATCACCTTTACCGCCTCGGCAAGGGCGCGCCGCACTTTCTTGCCGGCCTCGATCTTCTCGGGTGTCCAGGGGTGATACTCGAAGGCGTCTTCGATCGCCTGGCCAACTTCAGGGGTTACTTCCGTCGCTCTCACGAAATCCATTGATCAACTCCACGCGCTCAGGCGCTGGCTCGGACGTTGCGGGGGCGGCGGCACCGGCTTCGGAGTCCGGATACCCACCGCCAAATATCGGAATGAATCGGCGCCGTGCGATGCCCAGTCGTGCAACGGCTCGCGGGTCGGGCTGCCCAAGGTCTGCACGATGCCGTACCGGTAATGCCGCAGCGCCTGAAGCCCATCCGCGCATTTCTCGCCGTCGAACCAGCATGTCGGCAAGATCGTGCGGACCGCGTTGATGCCATCGGAAACGCTCAGCTTGGGAACAATCTGCACGCGCCGGCCTGCGGACCGCATCAGTTCCTCAATCGATCGACCAGAGCCCAGCTCTCGCGCCCGGCCATCATGCGGCAGGTAATCCGTGCCGTAAACGTACTTGCGCTCCTGCAGGGCACGCAGGAAGATCGGCAGGCCGTTGCCACTGGCCTCCAGGTAGTCAATCAGCCGGTACTCGAAGCCGACCACCTGCGCAAACCAGATCGCCGTGGAGTCGCCAATTCCCAAATCCCAGAACGTGTGCACCGGCTTGCTGGGATCGTAGGGGACTCGCGTAATGTGGCCGGCTGCCTCGAGCGCCCGGATCTCTTTGGCGTACACAGCGCCTTCGACCGCGCGGATACAGTTGCCCTCCCAGACGTGATCGTAGGCGTCCTCGTCGGTGGCCTTCAGGTGCTCCATCTCGCCGCGCAGCACCTCGGGAAACCAGGGATTGTCCCGCCAGTTCATCCGGATCACCACGGCGCCAGGCGGCGGACTCTTCACAAACCGCGCGTAGGTGTCATCGGTCTCAAGTTCCGGATTGAAGCTCACCCAGATCTCCGAGCCCTCTTTGCGGATGGTCGGAATCAGCGTCTCCCAGGAGTGCTTGCTGACCGCGTGCGCCTCTTCCACCCACACGATATCCACGTCTTCAGTCGACTTGATATTCGCGATGTTGAGCCGCAGGCCGGCAAAGATGAACTCTGTGCCGTTCACCCCCTTGATGCTCGCCTTCTCTACCACGTAGCGGCCACGCAGGCCCAGCGCGTCGATCTGGGTTTCGAGCAGGTGGTGCACTGATTCCGAAATCGCCCGCATCGTCTCGCGAGCACACAAAACGCGAATCTTACGGGTGGCTCCGATAATCAGCAGCGCCCGAGCGATCCCCCAACTCTTCGCTCCACCACGGCCGCCGTAGAGGACTTTGTAGCGGGCCGGCCGGAACAGGGGCTGCAGGATGTCGGGAAATTCGGCGATCATTGGGGTTTCACGAATTTGACCGTCAGTTCAGACTGCAATGCCTGCCCATCCGCGCCTGTGACTTCGATGCGATCGGTGAACATTTTCAGGTACTTGGCTAGGCTGTCCAGCGCTCGAATCTTGTCGAGGAGTTTGACCTTCCGAAGCCGCCCGCGCGCCTCGGTTGCGTCTTCGACTTCCAGCGCAGCGACCGCGGCCGCAGTGTCGTCATCCAACTCGTGGATTGGCTTGAGGTTTCCATCCGCGTCGAAGATCTTGCGGACGTCCAAAAAGGCCAGTTTCCGGTATTCGCTGACGACGCGCTCAATCGTGACGCTGTGCTTTTTGAGCTGGGCTTCGCGAAGCTCGTTGATCCGGTGCGCGATCCGCGGGTGACTGGTGCAGCGGTACGCAGCCGCGTCGAGCGCGTGCCGCGAGTAGTGCTCGCCGCCATACACCTGCCGATATGCTTCGACTGCGATGCCTGTCTCAATGAACACCTGCGCAAATCGTTCCTGCTTCGGGGTGAGTTTGCCCGTTGGCGGCTGTTTCTTGCCCGCCATCAGAGCAATCCCGCTTTCCACATCGCGTCATACTCGCGCTGCCCGCGCTCCGTCGCCGTCTCGCGCCCATCATCCCACTCCCGCTCGTGGATGTGCTCGTAATGCACTCCACCCTCCAACACCCGCTGGATCGTGCGGTTGTCCTCCGCGATCGGTAACCTCTCGCTTACATGCTCACGAAGCACCGCTCGGACGGAAGCCACAGCCACACCGGGCTTCAGCCGAAATTGATGAATCGGACGATTGCTGCGCCCGCAGAATCCAATCAGCCGGCGCTCTATCAGCTTGGCGGCCTGAGTCTCGGTGACCCGTAAAATCTCTTTGCCGTTGTGATCGCAGATCGGAAAGCGGTCCGCGACTGTGACACGGCGAACGGTGATAATTTCGGACGCGGGTCGGGTGTAGGAGTGACCCTGCTCGGGAGCACCTTGCGGTGCCGTTTGGCCGAAGACTGCGGCCTGGCTGGCGGCTCCAGCCCCGCCCGGGGAGGCGGAAGAGCGGGATACTGCGCTCTCAGACAAATCATGCAACGGTTGTTTACGGGAAGTCAAGCGGCCTCCTCCGACGTGCGGCGGCGGTAGGCTGCCACGACCGCCCTCTCCTGGGGGTTGGGGCGGTGGGCCCGATGAATCGAGCCCGGCTGCCCCGTAATGGAATAAACGCCTTCCAGACGCAGGCCTCGACCTGCCGGGCCTGTACCTTCTCACGCAGGACCCAGATCAGGATCTGGCGGTAGTCTGGCTCACTCGGTGGCTGCATGACTGCCCTCCAGTGCCGGCCGCAGCTCGGCCTTTGCGACCGTGATGAACCAACCCCAGGACTGAATGGCGCGCTTGTCTTTCGTGGCGCCCATGGAGCGCAGCCAGTCGGCTACACGCTCAGGGGATCCGGCAACGGCCAACAGCTTCCCGCAGAGTGCGTCGTCGGGCGGCTTCGGAAGACGGCAGGGATACAGCCAGTCGATCAGCATCTCGCGAACCTGCCAGTTCACGGCGCTGGGTTTCTGGGGTTCCGGCTTCGGCTTGCGCTCGGCTCTCGGGATGTCAGCGGGCAGCAAGTTCGCTACAGGGGTCCATCCTTCCGGCGTGCCGCGTGGCTCGGTTCGTTTCGGCGTTGTCGGTTTGACCGTAAGCGGCGGCGCAACGTCCGCAACGTTGGACGAATTCGCCTGTAGTGGCTCTGGCACAGGCTCTGGCACAGGCTCTGGCACAGGCAGGCAGCCGTTGTCTGCAACGAATTCCAGTTGAGGCTTATCTGTGTCCGGAAAATACCTGGACACATTGTCTGTATCTTGATGAATTGTAAGGAACTGCAATCCACCGCGATCGAGTCTCTTTTTTACCGAACCGTCCGCGTGATCGTGCCAGTCGTGCACCAACAATCTGTACTCTTTGTGTTCATCGATCCACGAGGACTTTCGTAGAGCCTCGATGAGTGCTCCGCGCCTCCCATTCCAGTCGAGCGCGGCCTCAATTCGAGCGTCAGAATACCGCCCGATGTTGCCCTGGGGGGCGAACTTTGCGGTGAAGTGCCAGAGCAGCTCCAGGTAGCCCAGGCACTCGGCTCGACGCCGCCCAAGGGCGTCCATGAAGTCTGAAACCTTCGGATGGTCGGGTGTGCCACGCTTCATGCCGCACCCCCACCGTATGATTGCTCTCGGATATGATTGCTCACGACTTCTCCTTAACTGGAAGGTCACCAGCCCCGCGCGCGCCATGCTTGCCGGCCGACGCGCTCGGGGCCTCAAATAATTTCACAAATTCTCGCACAAACCTCTTGACACACAAACAACATGTTGTTACGATTGAGACATGAGAATTCCAGCAACAGCCATGATTGGCGAGATCAGAGTGCGTCGCTCGTACGATATCCGAGTTGACTCCAAAACAGGCCAGAAAACCGATGTTTCTCCTGTGGTTTGCATGTGTTGCCACAAGGACATTTTTCATGTCACTGAATTGGCAAATGGGGACATCGTGGGGCCTGGATGTGATGGTCTGATTGCATGGCCCGCCTATCGAATCGGTAGAACCATCAACGCCAAGCAAGCCAGCTATGCCAGATCCAGGGGGCTGCTCGCATGACAATCGCTGCACACTTACTAGCGAGGATTGCGCGCGACCCGCGCCTCGCCTATTACTTTGACCCGATGACCCGATCCATGGAGCTTCTAACAGAGCAGTATGCCATAGAAAATGGGCTCGTCCTAGAGGACTTTCGCCGTGAATACTACGGCAAGCTAAAGTTTGAAGCTCCGCACTGCCAAGAATGTGAGAGCAACTGAAATGCGCCGCTACTCCACCACCTGGGACCTCGCCACAATCCCCGACGACAAGCTCAAATCCGAATGGGGCCGCCGCGCGGTGGCCCAGCGGAAGACCCGCAAGGGCGGCCGGCCTCCCGTCCTGACAGCCTGCCCCCGAGGCTGCGGCGCCACTGGCAGCGCGCGTGAGATGCGGGCTCATCGCTGCCCGCCTTCCGGGGATTGAGGCTCGCTTGGGGCCTCATTCTTGGTCGAAAAACAAATAATCCTGTGCTTCGCCTGGCAGCACGCCGCGCAAACCGCCACATCCAATCGGTCGATGGTAGTGATGTGAGCCGGCTGCATGGGGCGGCCGCAGATGGCGCACTCCCAGCCGCGGAAGTGGTCGGAGATGGTACAGCGGCTCATGAGCGCTTGAACCCCTCGAAATAGATCCGGCAGCCCAGCGCCGTTTTACACTGAATCAGGTTCTTTGGCGGCTGGTCCACTGGTTGAACTGAGGTTTTCGAGGACAGCCGGCAGGCCCCAGTCGCCTCCAGCGCGATGTTCCAGACGTTTTTTGCCCGTGGCGCGAACGCCGGAACGTCAGGGCCGTCGTGAATGTCGAAATACAGCGTCTGCCCGTTGTGGCGGATTGCCCACCATTGCGCTGGTTGGCTCACCGCTCTTCCTCCAGCCGCAACTCGATGCGGGGACGCGCGGCGTCCTTTTCCAGTCTTGTTTCCCTGGTGAAGCCGATGATCCAGCGATCGTTCTCGATCACGCGGACGGCGCCGTCTTTGCCTTGCTTCTGCTGCTCGTAGTCGCTGCGCAGATCGTCGTTGAGGAAGTCCGCCAGCCCGTCAATGAACCCCATGAGGTCGCCCTGCAGGCGGTCTCGGTAGAAAACGGCGTGCAGCCGCATAGGGAACGCCAGGGGGAGGAGCCGCTGGAGGTCAAGATTCGCGCGGATCTGGGCGAGGAGCAGCTTGCGTGCCCCTTTGTGCCACGCGCGGTAGACGTCCGATGGAATCAAGGCAATACGCTCGCTGCCCTTGACGCGAATCATGACGCCATGGTTCTTCTTGGTCCTGGGAGCCAAAAGTTGGCCGTCACTGTCCCTAGAAAAGAGGGTGAGCTCCAGGATGACGGGCTCTTGCAGGCCGGCCAGGAGAGGAGGAAGGGCGCCGCGGCCGAGGGGAGGAGTGGTCACTTCGCACCGCCTTCCGGTTCGAACCCGATCACCCAGACCCAGCCGTTGCGCGACCAGTGCAGCTTCTTGCCGTTGAGATGGTCCCAAAGTTCCTGATATACGGCGATTCCGGAAAGGCGCTCCACTGGTGGGAATACCACCGACTGCCACCACCCGTCAGGATTGCGAATCAGCCCTTCACATAGGCAGTCCGCCTCCGTGATCTCCTGCACCCGCTCGATCCGCCAGCCGGCGTTGATGAAGATGTAGCGGCTTACCCACCTGGGCATGAACAGAGCGGTGACACCGCCGCGCCGGGCGGCCTGTGGGATGGTCCATTCGTCCGGGATCTGCTCGTAGCGAATATCCCGAGTCGCCTTGTCGGCAAGGTAGGTGACCGTGATCCCGCCGCAGTCGGTACAGCGCGGAACCCAGCAGGACTCTGGCCTCCATCCTTCTTTGACCCAGAGCCGCGTCCCCGCCGGGCCGTACGGACACCGGATCGTCCGCAGTTCCCCGGTCACCCGGTTGAGTAGAATGGCCGCCTCGGCATCGGTGGACTCGACCGTCCAATCGTCGGGCTCTTTGTTGATCTCGCCCAGGCCTCGGGTCCGCCGGGTCTGAGACTTGGGGCCGCGCGGCGGAAGCGCCCGAATCATCTGGGGTGAGAACAATATTGGGAGTTCGCGGGTCACCGGGCACCCCCTGTGAGCACTCGGTACGCTTCCTCGACCAGGACGAACCGCTCATGCGTGCCGCCCGCATCGGGA